CGGTAAATATCTAGTCATTCACGATGGTTCAACTGCTTCGGTGATTGAAGAGTCTGCGGTTGCAACAGGAAGTATGCTTGGAACTTTTACTGTATCGATCAGTGGAGGAAATGTTTTATTCCGAGTGAACATGACAAGTGCAAGTTCGGCAACTGTTACGACTTTGATGACAAAAGTTTCTGTATAATGTGAGGTACTATGCCTAGTATTCGCGTTGGTTTTGGTTCAGATTATGTAGTAAAGAATCAAAGTATTGGTATAGGAACCGATAATCCAAGAGCAACACTTGATGTTGTAGGAGCACTCAAAGGAGACTTTAATGTTTCTGGTGTTAATACTCTTTCTGTTTATGAAGGATTTGTTCCAGAGTTTCAGAATGTTAATGAAAATCTTACCCTCACAGGAGAGTTTAATTCACCATCAGAAGACATTATTGTCGGTGCTGGAGTAACTTTTGTAGTATCTGTTGGTTCTACTGTAACTCTTGGTTCATTAGAAAGCATCAGTGTTCAGTCACATTTCAGTGTTCCAAATGGAGGAACATCAACAAGACCTACAGACCCCGTAGAAGGAATGGTCAGATTTAATGATGACTTGAATACACTCGAATTCTGGAATGGTTTTGAGTGGAGACAGTTTACAGTCACTGGTGCAAGTGGTCGTGGTGTTTTTGGTGGTGGTGCTAATACTCCATTATTTTCTCAAACAATTGATTTTATTAACATTTCTTCTCAAGGAAATGCAATTAATTTTGGAGTATTATTATCAGCAAGAAGTAACATATCATCATGTTCATCATCAATTAGAGGTATTTTTTCTGGCGGTGCTGCATCGGGAAGTCCGGGGTATATAAACACTATTGAGTATGTTACAATTGCAACAGAAGGAAATGCAATTTCTTTTGGAACTTTGTCTACAGCAAACAGAGCATATGCTGCTGGTTGTTCATCTTCAACTCGTGGATTATTTGGTGGAGGTTATACAACAAGTCCTGCAAACGCAGTAGTAAATGTAATTGATTATATTCAATTTTCTACGTTAGGGAATGCAGTTGACTTTGGTGACTTATTTACGGGTAGATATAGTGTTGCTAGTTTTTCATCACCAACTCGTGCAATTTGGGGAGGTGGTTCTGCCCCATCAGGAAATTCTCCATCAAACTTAATTGATTTTGTAACAATATCTTCAACAGGAAATGCAGTAAAGTTTGGAGAACTAACTACAAAACGTTGGGGAGTATCAGGTTGTTCAAATTCTGTTCGTGGACTGTTTGCGGGAGGTGGAATAAGTCAACCAACATTTATTAATCTTATTGATTATGTAACTATTGCATCGACTGGAAATGCTACTTATTTTGGAGATTTGACCGAGGTTAAAAATAGACCAGGTGGGTGTGCGACACAAATTCGGGGTGTATTTGGTGGAACTTCAACAACAGGAAATGTTATAGAATATTTAACTATTGCATCAACAGGAAATACACAAGACTTTGGAGATTTAACTGTAGGTAGATTTGCACTCGGTGCTTGTTCAGACTCTCACGGTGGTCTAGGAGGTTTCTAAAATGCCAACGAATCGTTTTCAATTCTCCGATGACTTTACACTCAACAACGGTAATGTTGGTATCAACTCCGCAACACCACAAACAAAACTGGATGTTGTTGGTGTTGTAAAAGGTGATAGTCTTAAGGTCACTGGAGTCTCAACGTTCACAACCTATGAAGGTTTTCTAAACTCCAATCAGAATATTGTTGAGAACACGACAATCTCTGGTGGTGGAATAAGTGGTTCGTTGTCTGGTGAGATTATTGTAGGAACTGGAATCACCGTAACAGTTGCATCAGGAACCACAAGTTCTCAAGGTAATATTGATAGTCTGAAAGTTTATAATACGTTTACGGTTCCTGTTGGTGGAACTGCTGATAGACCACCAAAACCAACACCAGGACAGTTATTCTTTAACAGAGACTTCGCAACGATGGAGTTCTGGGATGGTGATAGATGGAGACAGGTTGATAATACAACACAGAGAGGAAGAGGTGTTTTTGGTGGAGGACAAGCATCTCCAGGTGTTGATTCCAGAGTTATTGAATATGTGAATATAAGTTCACTTGGAAATTCTATTAATTTTGGCGATTTAACAATTGCTGGATATGGTGGTGCTGGAATGTCTAATAGCACTAGAGGTGTATTTGGTGGGCGTTGGTCAAATCCCGCAAATAATGTTGATATGTATTATATCACACTTGCATCAGAGGGTAATGCTATTGATTTTGGCGCTGATGTTACTGGGGGTTGGGGTTCACAGGGAACATCAAGTTCTACTAGAGGTTTAGCAGCAGGTGGTGGATATCCAGCAGGAACTAATGTAATTGATAGTATTTTATTTTCAACAACTGGTGTAAAATATGATTTTGGTGATTTAGCAGGGCATGGAGCAACAAATAATTATAGAGGGCGTGGGTCAACTGGATGCAATTCTTCAACTCGTTCTATTTTCTTTGGTGGTTATAATCCAGCACGTACTTCAGTTATTGAATCAAAACTAACCGCAAGTGATGGAAATACTGTTTATTTTGGAGATTTAATAGCAAAGTTAAGAATTGCATCCGGAGGAAGTAATTCAACTAGAGGTTTTATTGGTGGTGGAGAAAATGATAGTGCTATCAATACTATACAATACATTACTATTTCAACTTTTGGTAGTGCTACTTATTTTGGTGATTTATCTCAAAGTAGACGTGGAGTTTCGGCAATATCCACTCAAACAAGAGGAGTTTTTGCAGGAGGAGAAACATATACAAACGCTATCGAATATATTACAATTGTATCAACAGGAAATTCGGTTGATTTTGGAGACTTATCGCAATCAAAACAACAAATTAATTCAGTATCAGACTCTCACGGTGGTCTAGGAGGTTTCTAATGACCAATAAATACTTAAAAGCACTATAATATGCCTAGCATCAGAATTGGTTTATCAACTGATTTTAATTTAACAAATGAACTGGTCGGTATCAACACCACAGTTCCATCGGTTCGTTTGGATGTTCGTGGACAAATTCTTTCAGAAAACACTGCTGGTGGTAGTGGAGTCTCAACACTCACCACCTATGATGGTTTTCTAGATGCACAACAAAGAGTCACAAGTAATATCTCAATTGCACAAACCACAAAGGGTAATTTAAACTCTCTGTCTGGTGAAATTATTCTTGATAGTGAAATCACAGTCACTGATGGAACTCCACTCACAGGTGGACGATTAGATAGTTTGACTGTGACTGGTGCTTTTGATTTACCTCACGGCGGAACAGCATCAAGAGAAACAACACCAGAAAAAGGAAGCACAAGATTCAATTCAGATTTAGGACAACTAGAGTTTTATACTGGAACTGAATGGAGAACTACTTTGTCTTATGATGGAAGTGGTAGAGGAAGAGGTGTTTTTGGTGGTGGTGCAAATCCAGCATCACAATCAGTAATTGACTTTATCAATATTTCATCAACCGGTAATGCTTTAAATTTTGGAACATTGAGTGTTATCAGAAGTCAATTACAATCTTGCTCTTCATCAACTCGCGGTTTATTTGCTGGTGGATATGTTCCTGGAACTTTTTATAATGTAGTTGATTATGTAACAATTGCATCAGAAGGCAATGCGATTGACTTTGGAGATTTAAATATTGCTGCTAGAAGAAAAACTGGGGGTGGATGTTCTTCATCAACTAGAGGTTTATTTGGAGGAGGATACACTGGAACACCAACCGCCACATCTTTTAATACTATTGATTATGTGCAAATAGCAACTCTAGGAAATGCACAAGATTTTGGAGATTTAAGTATTACTAGAAGTTTTATTGCTGCTTGTTCATCTTCAACTCGTGGAGTATTTGCCGGTGGTTTTTCTCAACCATCTCCTGCAAATTTGAGTTGGAATATAATTGAATTTGTTACTATTGCATCAACCGGAAATGCATCAGACTTTGGTGATTTAACTCAAACGAGGCATGGACCTAATGGATGTTCTTCTAATACTCGTGGAGTATTTGGTGGTGGTGTTAATCCTGCTAATGTGAATACAATGGACTATATTACTATAAGTTCAGTAGGAAATGCAACTGACTTTGGAAATTTAACTCAAGCAAAAACATATACTGGTGCTTGTTCTTCCAATATTCGTGGTATTTTTGGTGGCGGAGAAACGCCAACGATTACAAATACCATAGAATATATTACCATTGCATCTACATCAAACGCACAAGACTTTGGAGATTTAACTGTAGGTCGAGTTTCACTCGATGCTTGTTCAGACTCTCACGGTGGTTTAGGAGGTTTCTAATATGGCGAACTTACGAGCAGATACTATCAGTGGAGTTGGTTCAGGCGGAGTAACCTTTGAAGGCGTCACTAAAATCAATACACAAAACTACTTCTATCTAGCAACAGGAACGACAGAACAAAGAAGTAGAGGTCGTGGATTGTTTGGAGGTGGTTATGTTCCTGGTGGTTCTACAAATGCAATTGATTTTATCAATATTCAATCTTTAGGAATAGCACAAGACTTTGGTGACTTATCCAATAATATGGGTGCAGCAGATGGTAAAGCGCCGTGTGCTGTTGCTTCATCATCCAGAGCACTATTTGCATCAGGATATTCTTCACCAGCACCAATTAATACTATAGAGTATATAACAATCGCAACAACATCAAACTCAACTGACTTTGGAGATTTGTCTCAAGCAAGAAGAGACTTGAGTGCATGTGCAAGTTCAACAATAGCACTATTTGGTGGTGGAACAACGACTGGAAGCACCAATTCTACAAACACAATAGATTATGTAACAATCGCATCAACAGGTAATGCAGTTGACTATGGTGATTTAACTCAAGCAAGGAGAGGTGCTTCTTCTTGCTCATCACCAACTCGTGGTATATGGGGAGGTGGATATGTATCTAATAGTCCTGCAACATTTTCAAACAGAATTGACTATATTACTATTGCATCAACAGGAAATGCTACAACTTTTGGTGAATTAACTGTTACTCGTAGTAGTTCTACTTCTTGTTCTTCATCAACTCGTGGTGTTTTTGCTGGAGGTCAAACCCCATCATTCACAAATGCAATTGATTATATTACAATCGCTTCTACAGGAAATGCAATTACTTTTGGTAATTTAACTTCCACTCGTGCATATATAGGTTCTTGCTCTAACTCAATTCGTGGAGTATTTGGTGGTGGAGGTAATCCATCTATAGTTAATACTATGGAGTTTATTGCGATTACATCCACAGGAAACGCAGCAGACTTTGGTGATTTAACTGTTGGTAGACTTTTTTATAATAGTGGTTGCTCCGACAGTCACGGTGGTATCGGATAAATATGGATAGAGGTATAAAACTATGAGTTTACCACCAGTAGAAGTTCCCGCAGGTGCAATGAGATTTAACTCCGACTCACAGAAGTTGGAGTATTATGATGGAGCGCAGTGGTTACAGGTCAGCACATTCTCTAACAACCTGAATGGTGGTGCTCGTGGTGTTTTTGGTGGGGGATTAACTCCATCAGCGACAAATACAATAGAATATATTACAATATCTTCTACAGGTAATACTACAGATTTTGGTGATTTAACGGCAGCATTTTGGGGAACAACAGGTTGCTCATCATCAACTCGTGGATTATTTGGCGCAGGTGTAAATCCTGCTTTCACAAATATAATAGATTTTATTACAATTTCATCTACAGGAAATTCCCAAGACTTTGGTGATGTTATAACTACAGGAAATGCTAAGGCATCATTATCATCTTCTACAAGAGGAATTTTTGCTGGTGCTAGAAATCCTGGTTTTTCACCAGGTAATTTTAATAATATTGAATATGTAACTATTGCATCACAAGGAGTAAATGCACAGGATTTTGGCGATTTAGTTTCTGGTTTAGAAAGAGGTACAAAGGGTTGCTCTTCATCAACTCGTGGAATATTTTCTGGTTCATATGGTCCTTTTACAAATATAATAGCATATATTACAATATCCACTTTAGGTAATACTCAAGATTTTGGCGATTTAACCATTACAAGAGGTGGAATAATGTCTTGCTCCAATGCAACGAGAGGGGTATTTGGTGGTGGATATAGTCCAACTTTAACAAATAATATAGATTATGTAACAATCACAACATTAGGTAATGCAATAAAATTTGGAGAGTTAACACAATCTAGACAAATGTATATTGGTGATGGAAATTGTGCATCAGCAACTCGTGGTATTTTTGCTGGAGGTTATGTAGCACCAACCGGAGTAAATACTATTGATTATGTAACAATTTTAACTCAAGGAAATGCGGTAGATTTTGGAGACTTAAGTGGAAATAGATTTGGAATGGGTTCATTTTCCAACGCTCACGGAGGTCTATAATGGGAATATTACGCACGAACAAAATCTCTGGACTTGGAACTGACGGCACTGTCTTTCAGGGAGTCACAAGGTTTGATACACAAGGATACTTTGTTGCACCATCAGGAACGACAGACCAACGCAACGCTGGTATTACAACAACAGAGGGAACCATCAGATTCAACACAGACTCACAGAAGTTAGAGTTTTATGCTCAAAGTCAGTGGTGGGAAATGGTGATTGATACTCCTGCACTTGCTGTGAGTTCTAATAGTGAGGCAGGTGCTCGTGGCGTTTTTGGTGGTGGTTATCAAGCACCTACTGCAGCAAATAATACAATTGATTATATAACCATATCATCAACAGGAGATGCACAAGACTTTGGAGATTTAACTGTTAGAAGATATTATGTATCCTCTTGCTCATCAAGCACTCGTGGTGTATGGGGTGGAGGTCAATTAGCACCGCAGTCAAATACAATTGATTATGTAACTATTTCTTCAACAGGAAATGCAGCAGACTTTGGAGATTTAACTCAAGCAAGAGTTGGTCCTGCCGGTTGTTCATCATCAACTCGTGGTCTTTTTGGTGGAGGTCTTAATCCAACAAGACTTAATACAATTGATTATATTACTATCGCATCAATAGGAAATGCAGTTGATTTTGGAGATTTAACATTTACTGGTGCTTACTCTGGTTCACTTTCTTCATCTACTCGTGGATTATTTGCAGGTTCTGCAACTCCTACCAGAATAAACACAATAAATTATGTAACTATTGCATCTACCGGTAATGCAATTGATTTTGGCGATTTAACCATAATAAATGCATATCTTTGTGGGATTTCAAACTCAACAAGAGGTCTTTTTGCAGGTGGCGAAAATCCGTCACTTATTAATGTGATATCTTTTGTTACTATTGCGACAATAGGAGACGCGCAAGACTTTGGAGATTTAATTAATCCTACAGGTCAAATTGCAGGATGTTCATCATCAACTCGTGGTATTTTCGGTGCTGGTGCTGTTGGACCAACAGAGTCAAATGTAATTCAATATGTAACAATATTAACAACAGGCAATGCAATAGATTTTGGAGATTTAACTGTTCGTAGAAATGGTCCTGCTGCCTGCTCCAACTCTCACGGAGGTTTATAAGAAATGACTATTTTACGCGCAAATACAATCTCTGGTATTGGAAGTGATGGTCCGGTCTTTGATGGAAGTTTAGAGTTTAATAGTCAGAACTATGTGATTCTACCAAAAGGAACCACAGATAATAGAGTTGGTCTTGGTTCAACCGCAGGAGCATTGAGATATAATACTGATAGTAATAAGGTAGAACTTTGGGATGGAAACCAGTGGGTAGAAGTTCAGTCAAGTCGTCCAGACCTGAATGGTGGTGCTCGTGGTGTCTGGGGTGGAGGTAGAGAGGGTGCAACACTACAAAATGTAATAGATTACATCACAATATCTTCTACAGGAAATGCTGCAGACTTTGGCGATTTAACACAAGCAAGAAGAAGAGTTTCTGCCTGTTCTTCCTCCACAAGAGGTGTATGGGGCGGTGGGTATGATCCAGATAGAAGTACTATTGATTTTGTAACTATTTCATCAACGGGAAATGCAACATCTTTTGGTAGTTTAACAACTGCAAGAAGAACTCCAGGTTCTTTATCAAACTCAACTAGAGGTATATGGGCAGGTGGAAGTACTGGTCCAGCAATTCAAAATATTATTGATTATATTACTATTGCAGCAACAGGAAATGCTGTTGACTTTGGAGACTTAACGGTTTCTCGTGATGGTCCTCAAGGCTGCTCATCACCAATTCGTGGTATTTTTGGCGGAGGATATTTATCACCAACAGGAAATAATAGTAATGTTATTGATTACATAACTATTTCTACATTAGGAAATGCGACTGACTTTGGAGATTTAACAGTTACAGTAAGAAACTGTACTGCCTGTTCTAATCCAATAAGAGGGTTATTTGGAGGTGGATACACCCCTACAGGAATAAACACAATACAATATATAACTATTGCATCATTGGGAAATGCAGTAAGATTTGGGGATTTGACCAGAACTGGTGGACCAATGCAAGCAGTTTCGAGTTCTATTCGTGGTTTATGGGGAGGTGGTTATGTTGCACCATCACCAGGAAACACAAATATTATTGACTATGTGACAATACAGGCACAAGGAAATGCAGTTGATTTTGGAGATTTAATTGTTTCAAGAGCAGCAGCGGGTGCCTGCTCCAACGGTCACGGAGGATTGTAAAAACCGACCAAGCATCCTATAATAAATAATACAGTTATAATAAAATTGAACTGATATGACGGATAAAAGTTCTGCTATTACTTCAGTAGACATTACACCAGGCGCAGAGATTTCAGTCACGACGCTAAAGAAAGACCTAGCACAACTTGCAAATGGTCCTCTGCCGCAGGAATACAAAGGAATGCTCACTCACATTGAGGAGACGCTTCCTGCGACTCAAGCAGCGTGTGATAATTTCTACAAGTCACACTCACAGATGATGACTGTGACGCTTGATATTACTGATCTCACACCGATTCGTAGCATCAAGCATACACTTGCAGCGATTGAAAGAACGAAGAGTGCTCTTGCAGAAGCACAAATCAATCGTCGCAAGAACGAAATTAAAATCAAGAAGAAGCAAAGAGAGATTGATGCTTGTGAGGATGATCTCGATCGTGAGGAACTAGAGATTGAAATGATTGAGTTGATGAACAACAATATGAACATCGAAAACTCAATGAAGGGTGCGATTCGTAAGATGTCGTTTCTGATGACTCAATATCGTTCTGTTCTGGACCACATCGGTAAGGACCATATTACCGAAGAAGACTATGAGCGTGAAGAGAAGCGTTATCACGTGATGACTGCTCTGAAGCAAGCATTGAACTCTGCACGTCCTCGTGGTGGTGTGATTGACGAAGGCAACTCTATCTATCTGTTTGATATTGGAGTCAATGTTGCTCACGCACAAGCAGAAATCTTCAACTATCTGAAGATTGAAAACGAACTGATTGCAAATGGTCAAGCACCATCGCACGAAATGACGATGGAATGGTTAGAGAAGTGTGCTGATAAGTTCCAAGACTGTGCAGAACGCTTTGCAGAAAGTCGTGGATTTAAAGTTCTGGATGAGAAATCCCTTGCTCACCCAGAACAACCACCACTACTCCCATCGACAGTTGACCAAGAGTTTGCTAAACTGAAAGCAGTAGAAGAGAACTGATTATGAATTTGCATTTGGTGATTGGAACTCCTATGTATGGTGGTATGTGTACGAGTGAATATACACAATCGATTATTCATCTTTCAGAAGCAGCAAATAAGTCTGGTGTTAAGTTCACCACCATCTTTCTAGGCAATGAATCTCTGATTCAGCGTGGAAGAAATACGATTGCTCATCATTTTCTTTCACTTCCTGATGCGACTCATCTGATGTTCATTGATGCAGACATTAAGTTCCGCGTCGAAGATGTAGTTCAGATGATTAAGGCAGACAAAGGTTTAATCATCGGACCAGTTCCTCTCAAAGGATATAATTGGGAAGAGATTCGCCAGAGAGCATTGAGAGGTGAACAAAACATTAACGATACTGGTGGAATATTTAATATCAATCATCTTCCTGGTATTGAAATGGAAGATGAAAATACTCCATTTGAAATTGAGCACGGTGGTGGTGCTTTTATGTTGATTCGCCGTGATGTCTTTGAGGAACTTTCTCCTCATACATCAACTTATACAAATGGTGGCGCATCACTTCCCGATGGTGCAGAGATTAAAGATTTCTTCCGTGTAGAAGTTGATAAAGAAAAACAGCATCTTCTTTCGGAAGACTATTTCTTCTGTCATTCTTATCGTCAGATTGGTGGTAAGGTTTGGATTGCTCCGTGGGTTCGCGCAGGTCACTTTGGAAGTCATCTATTCAATGGGCATTATGCTCGTTCTTATAAATAACTAAAAAACATAGGGATAATGACTGCACAACATCCTATTATTAAGTATCGTTTAACCAGAGACGGAAGAGTTCCAGAGTTTCTTTGTAAGGAAGAAGGTGCTTTTGCCGGTGTTTACGGTGTGAATACCAACAAACCTGGTTATATGCCGAAGTGGTTATCTCCACAAGAAACTCAATTTCTTGGAATGGGTTGTGGACCAATTGACCCAGATGGATGTCCTTCTTGTGTAGAAGTCATTGAGACCAAAGAAGAACTGGAAACTTATATCACTGGAATCTCAGCAACCTGGACCACAAGAACCACTGGAGTTACAGGAGTCAGCACAGAGACCACTACAGGGACTCTGGAGGCGTGGAATGCTGGTGAGGACTATACTGGTCCTGGACTGACCACAACCACCACTGATAAGGTTGTAACCCCTGCTCCTGCTGGTAATGTCGTTGGTGTTACGACTTCTTATACAGACTCCGTAACAACAAGTGATACTGATGGTGTTGTTACAAAGACTGTTGTAAAAACCTTTACCGAAACAACGGAAGTTGAGAATCCATTTGACCCTGCTGCAGCAACTGACGAACTCTGGGCAAAATACGAAGCAGTAAACGAACTCTGATTACTTTATGAAAACTTATTATTTTGACTGTGGACTTCCACGTTCGGGGTCCACACTTTTGACTGCATTGTTGAATCAAAATCCTCAAATACACGCAGGCACATTGTCTCCTGTATTTGAGGTAATGTATTATACTAACGACAGACTACAAGGAGAACAGGCACAAGCATTTCCAAAACCACAAATCTTTAAGCGTATGGTAGGAAATGTGATTGATACTTATTATGATGATGTGAAAGAACCAGTCGTCATTGATAAGTGTCGTGCTTGGAGTGCTCATATTGATTTAATTAAACAATATATCACACCAGACCCTAAAATTATTTGCACCGTAAGGCATCCACTGGATATTCTTGTGTCGTTTATTGACCTGATTAATAACAGTCGCTCGGTGTCTTTTATTGATAAGGCACTACTACAGCAAGGAATGTTTATCACCAATGATACTCGGTGTAACTTGATGATGAATCCTGGTGGTATTGTATGGGAATCAATGAATGCACTGGCGACTGCATTTCGTCAGAATCAAACACAACACATTCACTTCATTCAGTATGATGAGTTGGTAAGTGACCCTAAAAGAGTAATGCAAGGTATTCATTCTTTCTTAAGACTGAAACCATATGAATATGACTTTGAGAATATCGAAGCAAAGTATCGTGAGAAAGACACGGAGGTTTATGGTCTTCCAACGATGCACGAAGTTCGTAAGAAAGTCGAAAAGACTTCAAGGCATTATAGTGAGGTATTAAGTGAGGAGGTCATAAATAAATATAAGAATATGGACTTCTGGAACAGATAATAGATGTCTGAAGCAAGGATTAACCGCATATCAAATGAATTGGGAACGGGTGGTCCTATTGTTTCGGGAATCACAACTTTTTCGAATGTAAATTATTTCGTACCACCAAGAGGAACCACAGCGGAGAGACCATCCAATTGCCCACCAGGTTCTATTCGCTTTAACACTGATGGTGCTCATCTGGAATACTTTGATGGGTTGCAGTGGTTGGAGATGGAAGCGTTTAATAATGAGTTAGGAGTGAATGGTGCTTTAGGTAATCGTGGTTTGTTTGGTGGTGGTTATACTCCAACTCGAACCAATACTATTGATTATATTACCATATCAACATTAGGAAATGCATTAGATTTTGGAGATTTAACTGATGTTAGATCAGGTCTTGCTGCCTGCTCTTCTTCAACTCGTGGTTTATTTGCTGGAGGACATTCTTCAAGTGTTTTGACTGATACAATTTATTTCTTAACATTTTCATCCACAGGAAATACTAGTAGTTTTGGAACATTAACAGCAGGAACTAATAGATTTTTTCAAGGATGCTCCAACGCAACTCGTGGATTATTTGGTGGAGGTCAAGGTCCAGGATATTCTTATAGAAATAATATAGAGTATGTAACAATAGCATCCGCAGGAAACTCTGTTGATTTTGGAGATTTGATGAACGCTGCAAATCTTGCTGCTTCACTTGCTTCTTCTACAAGAGGCATATGGACCGGTGGTTACAATAATCCAAGTGCAAATTTAATTAATTATGTTACAATTTCAACAACCGGAAATGCAGTATATTTTGGAGATTTAAGTGCTTTAAGATATTCAGTTTCTGGTTGCTCAAATGCAACTCGTGGGTTATTTGGTGGTGGAGTTTATCCAAGTCCTGTTGGAACTTTAAATATAATTGATTATATAACAATTGCCTCAACAGGAAATGCACAGGATTTTGGTGATTTAACAGTTAGAAGAAACAGCAATGCATCTTGTTCATCTCCAACTCGTGGAGTATGGGCAGGTGGTTATAATCCAGCAACGCCAACCAATGCAGATAATACAATTGATTATGTAACTATTGCATCAACAGGAAATGCAATTGATTTTGGTGATCTACCTACATTTTCTGTTCGTGGTTATTTTGCAGGTCTCTCCAACGGTCACGGAGGTCTATAATGTCTGAATTTAAGTCATCAAGTTTTAGAAACGAAGACAACAGTGGTGCTCCTGATATTGTTGGAGTGTCTTCATTCACTTCACCATTTTACTTTGTTCCACCATCAGGCACCACAGCACAGAGACCTTCTGGTGATGGACTTGCACCAGGAATGTTGAGGTTTAATACTGATATTGGAAGACTGGAAGTATGGAGAGGAGACCATTGGGCAACGATACTTGGTGAGTCTCCAGACTTAAATGGTGGTGCTCGTGGTTTGTTTGGTGGGGGATATGAAAGTAGTCCAGTCAATACCATAGAATACAATACTATTTCAACTTTAGGAAACTCTATAGATTTTGGAGACTTAACTACTTCTAGATTTAGGTCTGGATATTTCAGTTCATCAACAAGAGCAGTATTTGGAGGAGGTCAAAATCCATCAGTACTTTCTAGTATTGAATATGTAACTATTTCATCAACAGGAAACGGAATCTCATTTGGAAATTTATCTACAGGAACAACTTATTTTTCTGGTTTATCAAATTCTACTCGTGGAGTTTTTACTGGCGGGATAGTACCAACAGCACAGAATGTTATTTCTTATGTAACAATTGCATCAACAGGCAATACTCAAGATTTTGGTGATTTATTAGACACAAGATATTATCATACAAGTTGCGCTTCTTCAACTAGAGGTATTATTGCTGGCGGTGTCGGTTCTCCAGGATTAACGAATTCAATTGAATATATTACAATTTCCACAACAGGAAATTCTTTAGACTTTGGTGATTTGACTGTTAGTGTCAGGGAGAGGTCATCTGGCAGTTCTAATTCTACTCGTGGTGTATTTGGTGGTGGTAGAACTCCAACACTACTAAATTCAATAGAATTTGTAACTATTGCATCAATAGGAAATTCTCAAGATTTTGGAGATTTGTCAAATTTAACCAACGCACCAGCATCTTGTGCATCTCCTACTAGAGGATTATTTGCAGGAGGTTTTGCTCCAGGAGTAGTAAATACTATTGAATATATTACTATATTAACAACAGGAAATGCACAAGACTTTGGAGACCTTTTAGCAGGGAGAAGTCAGATTATGGCGTGCTCCAACGGTCACGGAGGTTTATAAGAAATGACTAGACTTAATATCAGAAGACTTACCAACGAAAACGAAGACGGAGCACCAAGAGTTTCTGGTATTTCTACGTTTTCTTCCACTGCATTTCTTGTGCCCCCAAGAGGAAGCACAGCACAAAGACCATCAGACAATCTTCGTGGTGGTATGATGCGTTTTAATACTGATAGTGGTCATTTGGAGTATTATGATGGGAGTCAATGGACTGATGTTCTTGTACAAGAAACCATAACAATTGGTGCTCGTGGCGTTTATGGTGGTGGAAATCCTAATGTTAATGTAATAGATTATATTGCCATTGCAACAACTGGAAATGCAACAGACTTTGGCGATTTAACCGTTGCCAGAGGTGGTGGAATGGGTGGTTGCGGGTCTCAAACTAGAGGTTTATTTGGTGGAGGTTCTCCCGCTCCAACATTTAGGAATGTAATTGATTACATCACTATAGCAGCAACTGGAAACGCAATAGACTTTGGAGATTTGACACTCGCTAGACAAGAGACTGATAGTTGTTCAGATGCAACTCGTGGTGTGTGGGGTGGAGGAGAAGGACCAGGTGTAAATACAAACATAATAGACTATGTAACTATTACATCAACAGGAAATGCACAAGACTTTGGTGATTTATGGAGTGGTAAGTATGGTTCAAATTCTTTAGCAGGAAAAACTAGAGGACTCTTCTATGGTGGAGGTGTTGGAGCAGATAATACAATTAATTATATTACAATTCAATCTACAGGTAATTCTATTGATTTTGGAGATTTAACTGTTGGTAGGCGTAGTGGTGGAGGAGGATGCTCATCATCAATTCGCGGACTGATGGGTGGAGGTTTTCCGAATACTAATGTAATTGATTACATTACAATTTCATCAACTGGAAATGCAAATGATTTTGGAGATTTAAGTAGTGCTTCTTACGGAAATAGAGGAATGTCTTCACCAACTCGTGGTGTTTGGGCAGGACTAAACAGCACTAATACAATTGAATTTGTTTCAATTTCAACTTTGGGAAATACGCAAGACTTTGGAGATTTGACTGTTGCTCGTGGATACGCTGCAGCAACTTCCAACGCTCACGGAGGACTATAAATATCACTATGGAGAAACTCATATAAATGGCAGCAGCACCAGGAGCATTACGATTTAATAGCGACTCACAAAAACTGGAACTCTTTGATGGGAATCAGTGGGTAGAGATTGTTGCGACTTCTCCTGACTCACAGACTGGTGGTGCTCGCGGTGTAATTGGTGGTGGATGGACTGGTGCAATAAGTAATGTTATTGATTATATCACAATATCTACCACAGGAAATGCAATTGACTTTGGAGATTTAGTTACTGCAAGATATGCTACTGCTGCTTGTTCTTCTTCAACTCGCGGTTTATTCACAGGAGGAAGAACAGACCCTGCAGTAGCAAGATATAATAACATTGAATTTATAACAATATCATCAACAGGAAACACACAAGATTTTGGAGATTTAAATAATTTAAATGTTTCTCCTGGCGGATGTTCAAATTCTACTCGTGGAATATTTGCCGGTGGATATAATCCAACGTTTTTAAATGTAATTGATTATGTAACTATTGCAGCAACAGGAAACGCAGTAGATTTTGGAGATTTAACTGAAGCAAAATTTGCTGCTGGTGGTTGTTCTTCAAATACTCGTGGTATTTTTGGTGGAGGAAGTTTAACACCAGGCGGAACTCATACTAATGTAATAGAGTTTTTTACTATATCAACACTTGGAAACACTGCAGACTTTGGAGATTTAACTCAAACAAGGAGAGTAAACAATTCTTCTTGTTCTAATGCATTAAGAGGTTTATTTGCTGGAGGTCTAACTCCTTCACATGTAAATACTATAGATTTTATTACGATTGCAACTCTAGGAAATGCACAAGACTTTGGAGATTTATTAACAGCGACTGCTTCAAGCTCTGGATGTTCTTCAAGCACTCGTGGTGTCTTTAGTGGAGGAACTTCTCCATCATACACAAATACAATCGCATATGTGACTATATTAACAATAGGAAACGCGGTTGATTTTGGCGATTTAACGGTTGCAAGAGAATCGCCAAGTGCTTGCTCCAACGGTCACGGAGGTCTATAAGAAATGTCTGACTTTAAAATCGACCAAATTAGCAATCAGGCAGGAACCGCAGGACCAGACATTGCAGGCATTACAACATTCAGTAGCACATCAGGAATGTTGATGCCTAGTGGAGCAACAGAGTATCGTGGTGGAAGAGGAAGAGGTGTTTTTGGTGCTCGTTATTCAACACCAACATCTAGAAATAATATTGAATTTATTACAATCTCAAGCACAGGAAACGCAACGGATTTTGGAGATTCTTCTGTCAATAGGTATCAATCGGGTGCTTGTGCATCATCTACTCGCGGTGTATTTGCTGGAGGATATGCTCCAGGAGCATCGAATATAATTGACTTTATAACAATTTCATCTACAGGAAATACATTTGATTTTGGTGATTTAACACTATCAAGATATGGATTAGCAGGATTATCAAACAATACTCGTGGCATTTTTGCTGGTGGAATTGGTGCTGGACCATTAGCAGTTTCAAATATAGACTTTATTACAATATCAACATTAGGTAATGCATCAAATTTTGGGTCCTTATATTTAAGACAAAGACTTTCTCAAGGATGTGCATCTCCTACTAGAGGAATTATTTCCAGTGGATATGATGCTCCATCTGCAACTAATGTAATACAATACATAACTATTTCCACTCTCGGAGATTCGATTGATTTTGGAGATGCGACTCAACCAAGATATGGTTCTGGTACAGCATCAAATTCAATAAGAGGAGTATTTGGAGGAGGTTTTAATCCATCACCTTTAGCGGCAGGTGTTAATACTATTGATTATGTTACAATTGCTTCAACTGGGGATGCAATTGATTTTGGAGACTTGACACAATTGAGATATACTGCTGGAGGATGTGCATCATCTACTCGTGGTGTGTTTGGTGGAGGTTTTAATCCATCACCATTAAGTGCTTATGTAAATACAATTGATTATGTGACTATTATGAGTACAGGAAACGCAATTGATTTTGGAGATTTAATTCAGCAAGGGGGCGATATCGCAGGTTGCTCTGACGCTCACGGAGGTTTAGGAGACTAATATGCCTATCAACGAAAACGCACCACTAGTTGTATTACCAGGAGCAATCAGATTCAACACGGACTCGATGAAGTTAGAGTATTATCGTGGTGGTCCTGTAGGATTTGGAACCACTACAACGACTGGTGAATGGGTCAATCTTACAACAGACTCACCAGACATTCAGACTGGTGGAACTCGTGGTTTGTTCGCAGGAGGTTATACTCCTTCTGCGACTAATGTAATTGAATATATAACAATTTCAACAACAGGGAATGCAATTGATTTTGGAGATTTAAGTCAAACACGTACCATTCCAGCAGCATCGGCATCATCTACAAGAGGACTTTTTAGTGGTGGTCAAATACAACCATCTTTTGTAAATCAAAATACAATAGATTATATTACAATATCATCAACAGGAAATGCACAAGACTTTGGAGATTTAACGAGAACTACTAATTCTAGTGCATCTTGTTCGTCATCTACTAGAAGTTTAAATGCTGGTGGAGGTTCAAATACAATTGATTATATCACAATATCATCAACAGGAAATGCACAAGACTTTGGAGATTTAACTAGAAGTGTATTTAGATTTTCTGCTTGTGCATCATCAACTCGTGGTATTTTTGGTGGAGGAAATTCAGCACCAGTTTCAGCAACTAATGTTATTGATTTTGTAACTATATCTACATTAGGAAATGCTGCAGATTTTGGAGATTTATTAACTACTAGACAAACACCCGGAGCATGTTCTAATGCAACTCGTGGGTTATTTGGTGGAGGGTATAATCCATCAAATCTAAATGTAATAGAGTACATTACGATTGCTGCTCTAGGAAATGCATTAGATTTTGGAGATTTAACAGTTGCTCGTGCTTATAATGCAGGAACATCTTCTTCTACTCGCGGGGTTTTTGGTGGAGGAAATTCTAATGTAATTGATTATGTAACAATAATGTCTATTGGAAATGCAATTGATTTTGGTGATTTAACTTTTGCTCAATATGATACTTCAAATGCCTGCTCCAACGGTCATGGTGGTCTTGGATAAATAACTAAAAAGTATAAAGATGTCTGTTATTAAGGTCAATAATATTACAAGTCGAGATGGGACAACAGGACCAGTGATTGCAGGTATCGCTACTGTGTCCACAACGTCTCATTTTGTTGTTCCGACTGGAAATACAGGACAGAAAGTTGCATTAGCACCAGATCCATATATTAACAACTTGGTTCTTGCACTACCGTTTAATAGTGAGAGTGTTTTTGATGATGTTTCTTCAAGAAATCAAGGAACATTTTCTGGAAGAGGTTCTGTAGGTTTTGCAACGACAACAGCAAGTCTTCCATTTGGTGTGAGTGGAGTTACAACAACATCAGTAGGTATTGTAACATTCTCCAAGTATTATGGAACTTCTGTTGGTTTTAATACTACTATTTCAGCCACTCAAGCACTTCAAAATATTAATACATCAGACTATCAGTTTGGTGGGCAAGACTTTACAGTAGAGTGTTGGATCTATCTAAGATCATTCTTTGATAGTGGTGATGGAGATTATCCTGTTGTCGTAAAATGTTCAACTAATTCTAGTTGGTTGACAGGATGGTCTTTTGGTTTAAGAAATACTAGTAAATTTAATTGGTATGCAAATGGGACCGGTGTTGATGGGCAATCTTATACCTATGATAATGCTAGTGTGTCAACATACTCCACAAATACTTGGTATCACATTGCTGTTGTAAGAAAAAATCTTACACGTTCTTTATATGTTAATGGCGTATTGGATGGATCTAATACTGATCTTTTGAATTATCAACCAACATCAATCATATCTATTGGTAATGATATAGAACAACCAGCTGGTTTTTCCGGTTACTTACAAGACCTTCGTATCTACAAAGGTGTAGCAAAGTACACATCAAACTTCACACCTCCTACACAGATTGCATTATAAGTTATGCCAGTACCATCAGGAGCACTACGATTTAATTCAGATTCTGGAAAACTAGAATACTACAACGGGGAAGCGTGGTGGCAGATTGATAGTTTCACACCAGACTCTGCGACTGGTGGTGCTCGTGGTGTTTTTGGTGGTGGATATGTTCCTTCTCCTGGTAGCGGAAATCAAAATGTAATTGATTATGTAACTATTTCAACAACTGGTAATGCAATTGACTTTGGAGATCTTACTGTTGCTAGAAGAGGTGGTAGAGGTTCTTTAGCATCTGCAATAAGAGGCGTGTGGTTTGGTGGATTTACATCTGGTGATGTTAATATCATTGACTATGTTACAATCTCATCGACAGGAAATGCGTTAGATTTTGGTGATGGAACATCAAGTAGAAGAGATGCTGGTGGACTATCTAATAGCACAAGAGGTTTATTTGGTGGTGGTGTTTCGGGTCCTTCAACAGTCAATATTATAGAATATATAACAATAGCATCAACTGGAGATTCAAGAGATTTTGGAGATTTAATTTCGTCCGTTAGAAGTCTTGGTTCTTGCTCATCAACAACAAGAGGTGTGTGGGGAGGAGAATATTTTTCTCCTGCAGGAACAAATACGAATGTAATTCAATTTATTACAATTGCATCATTGGGAAATACATCAGACTTTGGCGATTTAACACAAGCAAGAAGTGCTACAAATGCTTGCTCAAATGCAACAAGAGGTTTATTTGGTGGAGGTTCAACTCCAGGACTAGTAAATACAATTGATTACATTTCAATAGCATCTCTTGGAAATGCACTAGATTTTGGAGATTTAACACAAGCAGCAACTCAAGCAGCAGCAGCATCCTCATCAACTCGTGGAGTTTGGGCAGGAGGTGCTGTGCCTAGTATCTCAAATGTTACTGCATATGTGACTATATTAACAACAGGAAATGCAATAGACTTTGGAGACTTAACAGTTGCGAGAGATAATGGAATTGGTGGTCTATCCAACGGTCACGGAGGTCTCTAACAAATAGAATTACTGCAATCTCTACGGGCAGGAGAGGAGAAATCCTCTCCGTTGTTTTATATTACCAACACCAGACGACTGCTGACCAGCGCCTCCCGACAGTTACTTCATCAACGCGGTGAGGATAAAGAAACAGACTAGGCCACGCTATGATTGAACCAGCAGCTGGTTTCACTTTATAATCGTCCCAAAAGACCAGTTCTCCACCTTCATAATTATCATTCAAGCAGATAATCATACTTAAAACTGGTATGCCTTGCTCTGGTGGAGAAAATAAACTCCGGATATGGTCCATGTGGCAGCGCATAATCATACCAGGTTCATAACGATTAAAACGAACCTTACTAAACTTGTTCATAATCTGACTAGTTCTATCTCCACCACCTTCAAATAGAACTTTTTGATTATAAATTCCACCCATTTGGATAATGAATGGCGTCAACAAGTTTTGAAGTTCATCGGTAGTATTCTGAACCTCAAGTTCTTTAGTTTCTTCAGAACCAAAAGTTCCTTGAATAGAGTTATACCAAGTGTGTTTGCCCCACTCTCTCTTTTCAATATCATCAATGATATAATCACAGAGATTCTGTGGAATCAATTGTTCCACCAAAATTAAATCTTTAAGAGTTGAATCTGGATTGTTTAAAGTCATCTATAAATCTCCTATTAAATGCAACGGTCTAGTGGTAAATAGGTCAAAGAATTTACGTCGCCAAGACTACCCTTTGCCCAAGTATTAAAGGACAAACTAATTCTTTCAGTTTCTGACTGGTTTGCAGGCACACTATGAGTCAAATTACTTGGAAAGATAATCAATTCTCCTGCTTTCATAGGTAGAAGAAATGTAGCACTATTAAAGTTATTGTATTTCTGAACACTCAAAGATACATCTCTTTGTGCTTTACTACGAAACTGGATTGGTGGGAGTTGTTCACTAATCACAGGATACCAAACACCACTGACCAAACTATTTGGATGAACGTGTTCATGATGAGACTCACCTTTACCAGACTTATTAATCCAAGACTGTGTAATTACCAGTTGATTATCAGAACTCATAATTTCAGTCACGAACTTATGAATTTTGGATTCAATAAATGCCTTAATATTACTGAGTTCTGGTTTGTCTAATACAAATGTATCTTCTGATTGTCTGTTATAATGTATTACGTTTCCTGCATCACCACCTTTGTTTTCTCTACGGCAAGGAAGATTGCGAATAAACTCCAACTCTTTTTCATAAGTTAGAGGGTATTGTGCAATCAAGACTGGTGTTGGAAATAATGATAGAAGTTCGTCTTGAGACATGTTAAAAATATTTTTGATTATTATATCAGAGTCTTAAAGATAAATCAAGATACAACTTATCTTCAATGGAGACAAACCTAGTCTAGTTGATTTTTATGAGGTTGTCAAGTAGAATAAATAAAGGAAAAGTAGTCGGTTAATAATGGCATTTACCAAGATTGCTGCCGCTGGTATTGGAAGCACAGGAACTTTCTTATTTGATAACCTGAACGTTACTGGAGTTTCGACATTCGGAAACACAGTTGTTGGTGGTGCCACAACAGAATTAATTGTTAGTGGTGATGCAAGAGTCACTGGCATTCTTACGATCGGAACCAGTTCAATTACACTTGATGGAAGTAACAATCAAGTCAATGTAGGAACTGGTGTTACGATTCATCACAGTAATGGTGTTCAAGTCGGCAGAAATACTTTACATTCTGAAGGTCTTATAGTAAACTCACTGAATGCTTCTGGAGTGATTACTGCGACAAGTTTTTATGGAGACGGAACAAACTTAACTAATACTGGTTCAACATTAAGTGCTGCTTCTGGTTCACAGAGAGTTGTTCTGACTGGGCAGACTTCAGGAACGATGACTGCTTCGGCAACAAGTTCTAGTTTATCTTTTAATGCATCTACTGGAGCATTGAGTGCTACAAGTTTTAGTGGGTCTGGTGCTAACTTAACTGGTATTGCTGCGACTACTAATGTAAGAACTGATAGTCTTGTAGTATCTGGAATTACCACTGCGACTGGTGGTGTTCAAGGTAATGTAATAGGTAATCTGACGGGTAATGTAAATGCAAGTGGAGTTTCTACATTTTCTGGTGGTGTTGTAGTTGCTGCTGGTAGTGCTGGCGCTCCATCTATCAGTCCAACAGGGGACAATAATACAGGTATATTTTTTCCTGCTGCTGATACTATTGGTTTTTCGAACGGTGGAAGTGAAAAATGGCGTATTGGTGGATCTACGTATGAATACACAAATCTAACAAATTATGGAACTAATTTTGATGATTATAAACCTTGTCTTTCTTCATATCGTTCTTCTGGAGGATCTAGTAGTACAGAAACCTTTGATTCTACTATTGGTAACGGTTCTTGGAATAGTAAAACTTTAACATATAATCAAATAATTCAAACTTCACACGGATATGCTCCTGCCGTAACCAATCGTGCTGTTATAGGATCATATGTGTATGCTTCCAATAATGGTTCGGGAGATAATAGTTTTCCAACTGGTGGTAGTGGAACTTCTTATTGGACTCCAAATGGATGTGCTATTTGGGGAAATAGTGGCGGTGCTAGTGGTAATCAAGGAACAGCATCGATACGTGCCGATTTTCAATCATATTATTATTCTGGTTCAGCATTTTATGCTAGAGTTTTAAATGGAGTGACGAGTGGTGTTGGTTATGGATTACATGTAGATCTTGGGGGACATCCATTTGGGGGGAGACAAGTTGGAGTTTATGTTCGCCAAATGGATAATCAGACAATGACCGGCAATGCTGGATATGTATATAAGAGACATAATACAAGCAACACCTTCTGGGTTATGCAAGTTGAAAATGGTGCAGGAAGTACAATTGGTGGAATTACTTGCACCAATACAAATACTGCCTTTCCAACAAGTTCTGATTATAGATTAAAAGAAAATGTTGTTCCTCTCACTGGAGCAATTGACAAAGTTAAACAAATACCTGTTCATAGATTTAACTTTATTGCATCGCCAGAAATTACTCAAGATGGATTTTTAGCACACGAACTTCAACCTATTGTTCCAATTGCTGTTGATGGTGATAAGGATGAAGTTGAGACTCTACCAAAAAAAGATGAAGACGGAAACTTTATTTATAATGGTGAAGGTGATGAAAGAACACCAATTTTTAAAACAGTTCCAAAATATCAAACCGTTGATTATTCTAAAGTAGTTCCTCTTCTTACAGCAGCACTTCAAGAAGCACTTACAGAGATAGAAACCTTAAAGGCAAGACTTGATGCTGCAGGTCTCTAAACCCCTTGACAACTCCCCAGATTTCCCTTATAATACTCTTGTCTTTCAGTTCTTTGTATCTTTGAGAATGAAAGATCCTCTTCGGTGGTGTGAAGAGGTGGGTTGGTGGTATCATAAAGGAGGGCATAAAACCCTCCTTTTTTCTTATATAAATTATTAATAAATCTTAAAAATATGAACTTTGCCGTATATTCTAAAGACGATTGCCCCTTTTGCTACAAGATCAAACAAGTTCTTGAGTTGACTGGAAGTAACTTTGTGGTGTATAATCTAGGAGAACACTTCACAAAAGAAGAGTTTTATGCCGAGTTTGGTGAAGAATCAACTTTCCCACAAGTTGTCTGTGATGATCAAAAATTAGGAGGGTGCATTGACACGATACAATTCCTCAAGAAAAGACAAATCATTAAATCCTGACCTAAATAAAAGTGAAGATCATTTCAATCGTGGTGTTGAACTGATACTCAACGGAGGCAAAAGAAAGCAGACTCAACCATTCCATCTTATCTTTGAGAAGATAGTTTGCTTTCTGAATCGGGAAGTCACTATCTACTTGGAGTTTTCCTTCAAGATAAGGAAGAAAAAGTAATTTCCCGGAGAACACAAATGTTAGCAATCAGTTTAGTTTTAGGTTCATTTCTAACAGTATTGTTTCTGATTGTGGGAGTCGTGCTTGGTTGGGTAGCGCGAGAATATATGATGAATCATCAAGAAGGACCAAAACAAATTGCCTATCATCCAGAGTTTTATGATAAGGATGGTGAGTTAATTGACCAAGAAATTGTATCAGTAAGATTTGAACCAGGATATTTCGAAGATGACTTTGAAATGGAAGAGGATGAAGATTAATTCATAAATAACCCTAATAGTATTCAACATTCTGTTACTTATATGACAACGACAACAAAAGCAAAAACTGCTGTTAAAAAAGCAACACCAAAAGCAAAACCAGTAGAAACACCGATTCAGGATCTTCCTGCAAATCCTTTTGTCTTTGAGATTCTGAACATTGTAGTTAAACAACGAAGCAATGCTAAAAAGATTGAAGCACTCAAGAAGTTTGAGCATCCCTGTCTAAAGGCAATCTTCATTTGGAACTTTGATGAATCAATTGTTTCAGCACTTCCTCCCGGCGATGTTCCTTATGCTGCTGTGGATGAGATGGATTCATTCAAAGGAACCTTGAGTGAAAAAATTAATGATGCAGTTGAAAAGATGGGAGAACTTGGAACCAACTCACTAGGTTCTCAAGATCAGGGAAGGTCTTCAATTCGCAAAGAATATGATAAGTTTTATAATTTTGTCAAGGGTGGTAATGATGGATTGAGTTCAATGCGTAGAGAGACGATGTTTATTAATACTCTTCAAGGTCTTCATCCTCTTGAAGCAGAAATTGTTTGCCTTTGCAAAGATAAGAAACTGGACACAAAGTATAAGATCAGTAGAGATATTGTTTCGCAGGCATATCCTGATATTCAGTGGGGAGGTCGTTCTTGAGCAAACTTCGTGATGTGGCAACGAAAAATACAGAAACGACTATGGAAAACTGGACTCCCGCAGAAAAAGAAACCTGTAAGTCACGCTACGGTTGTGACATTATGATTGAGAATGGTTCTTATGCGGAAGTTTGCACAAAAGAAGCACCTAGTGATGCTTATATTGTGCAGTATATGGTGGATGGTAAGATTTGTTTTGATCTGACCAGAGGTGCAAAAATTCGACTGTTTGATATGTATTGGGATAAGTTTCGTGAGAATCTAAAGAGTGTTGAATTTGGATATGGGAGAGTCAATCCAAAACTCTGGGGTTATAAATCACCCGAAAAGAAAAAGCGAAAGTGATTTCCCAGATCGGGTAAAAAAATCTCCGGTAAAAATTCTTACGCGATGATTTTTTAAAATTGTATCACATGTTACAAAATAAGTCTTATAAATTTACTAAGAGTATTTTATAATACTCTTTACGTTCATCGGAGAAATCCGACGCAAGTAGGACGGCGGAACGGCACGTTCATTCGCTATTCGCAAATAGCGAACGCAAACCGCCCGAAGGAACGGGACTAATCATCTCATTCTGGAGGAAATTCTAATGTCACAAGTCGTGTATAGGGGTGTCGCATATGACACCGAAGTTCGTCGCCAAGCACAACAGCAGGCACAACAACAACCCCAACAATACAACGAAACATATCGTGGAGTTAAGTTTGTAAAGGGGAATGTAAAATGAATACTTATTTTGTTCGCTACTTAAAGCAAAAAGTCAGGAGAGAAAATCTTCTCAAAATTGCACAACTGAATATGGCAAAGCAACCACAAGTTGCTTAACAAATCAGAGAGGGACTTGACTCCCTCTCTTTTTTTATGTAGAATGCTTGAAGAGAATACTATCCTATGGACAAAGACCGATTAAAACTGATTGTTCGTAATCTGGAACTTCTTGTTGACTCCTTAAAAGCAGAAATCTATTCGGATACAACTGCTTATAGGTATGATGATATTCGACCTAAAGAACTGGATTATGATGAAATTTTCGAGGATTCTGAATGAGTAGAGCAAAGCAATTGGTTAAATTATTAGAAAGAATGTTGAAACAAGACCACTTGTTTTCGGAAGAACAAATTGTAGAAATCAAACAACAATTGCGAGTTGTCAAGAAAGAACTCGCAGAAGTCGAAGCACAAACATCAAAAGGATTTGGAAAGAAATGACTGTAAAACTAATTAGCGTTACACCAGATGCAGAAAAAACAATGGCGTATGTTGCAAGAGTTAGCAATCCTGCGAATCAAGACAACGAAAACTATGCCAAGTTGCTTGCTTATTGTATTAAGCATAATCATTGGTCTGTGTTTGAGCAGTCTTTTATGACTCTTGAGATTGAGACCAATCGTGGTATCGCAGCACAAGTGCTTCGTCATAGGAGCTTCACATTTCAGGAATTTTCGCAACGTTATGCAGATACTAATCTAATCACCGAAAATATTCCGATTCCTGATCTTCGTAAGCAAGACACCAAGAATCGCCAAAATTCTACAGATGATTTGGGTGATTATGTAAAACTCAAATTCCAGACAGAAATTGCCGAACTGTTTACGCACTCTAATAACCTCTACAAGCGAATGTTGGAGGCAGGCGTAGCAAAAGAGTGTGCAAGGTTTATATTGCCCTTAGCGACGCCCACACGCATCTATATGACGGGCTCGTGCAGGTCTTGGATACATTATATCAATCTTCGTTCTGCAAACGGAACTCAAAAAGAACATATGGACATTGCACTTGCTTGCAAAGAAGTTTTTAAAGAGCAATTTCCTTCAGTGTCAGAGGCACTGGAATGGGTCTAAATATTTTTGTGTTGAAATTATAACTGATGCCTACATATCGATTTGAAAATACAGAAACTGGGGAAATCTTTGAGAAATGGATGCTAATGGCAGAAAAAGAACCATATCTCAAAGAAAATCCCCATCTCAAACCCCTCATTCCAACTCAAATGAATGTTGGTGAAGTGGGTGATTGGAGGAATAAATTAACCTCCAAACATCCCTCATGGAATACTGTCCTAGAAAAAGCAAGCAAAGCACCAGGTTCAACTGTAAAGAAACTCTAATATGGCAAGAAGAAAAAGAGGAAACAATGACCAACCAATCGGAGTTGGTCTTACAGCAAAGCAGGCAAAAAGAAAGAAACCATTAAGTTCAGAGTATTTGGTTGATATAGAACCTCTTACAGACAATCAAAAGCGTCTGTTTGATTCCTATGCAGATGGAAAGCACATTGTTGCTTATGGTTGTGCCGGAACTGGTAAGACGTTCATTACACTTTACAATGCTCTTGTAGATGTTCTTGATGAAAGAACTCCCTATGAGAAAATTTATCTTGTTAGGTCACTGGTCGCTACAAGAGAGATTGGATTCTTGCCTGGTAGTCACGATGATAAGGCAGATATTTACCAGATTCCTTATAAGAATATGGTGAAGTATATGTTCCAAATGCCTTCTGATGCTGACTTTGAAATGCTCTATGGAAATCTAAAGTCACAGGAAACAGTTAAGTTTTGGAGCACCTCATTCTTAAGAGGCACAACTCTTGATAATGCAATCATCATTGTGGATGAATTCCAAAACCTTTCATTTCACGAATTGGATTCTATCATTACTCGTGTGGGTGAAAATACCAAGATTTGTTTCTGCGGCGATGCTTCTCAATCAGATTTGCAGAAAACAAACGAGCGTAATGGTATTGTAGACTTTATGAATGTGTTGCGTAAAATGCATTCTTTTGATATAATTGAATTTGGTGTAGAAGACATTGTTCGTTCTGGACTTGTTAAAGAATACATTATCGCTAAATTGGATGCTGGTTTTTAATGTTTAATCATATTGATATTGAACTCCCAAAGTTAGAGCGTGAGACAATAGATGGTGTTAGGTATTATAAAGTGCCTGATGATGAAGAACTTCTTAAACTAGTTTCAATCACTTCTGTTACGAGTCATTTCAATCGTGAAATATTTGTCAAGTGGCGTAAAAAGGTTGGTGAAGAAGAGGCGCAGAAGATTACTAAAGCGGCTACTTCTAGAGGCACGGATATGCATTCTCTCGTTGAGAATTATCTTTACAATCAGGATCTCCCGCCTGTTCCGCCGCTTCCGGATTTTCTTTTTAAGATTGCGAAAACGGAACTTAATCGTATAAATAATATCTATGCTCTTGAAGGATCCCTATATAGTAAGCAACTGGGAATTGCAGGGACTGTTGATTGTATCGCAGAGCACAATGGTGAATTAGCAATAATTGACTTTAAGACTTCTAAAAAACCCAAACCACGGGAATGGATAGATCACTATTTCGTTCAGTGTATGGCGTATGGAGCGATGTTCTATGAACTCACAGGCATCCCCATCAAAAAACTTGTAATCATTATGTCTTGTGAAAATGGAGAATGTATCATTTATGAAGAAAGAGACAAATCAAAGTATCTCAAATTACTTACCCAATATATTAGAACATTTGTTAGAGACAAACTCGCAGAATATGGAACCAAATAAAGAACTAGAACAGGTCATAGAAAATAAGTTTCTGACTCCTTCAAAGTTTGCTCTAGAAATAGAGAAAATTGTAATTGAAGAAAATTTCAATTATATTGATGCAATTTGTCATTTTTGTGAGATTAACAATCTTGAGGTTGAGTCAGTCACAAAACTTATTTCAAAACCTCTAAAAGAGAAGTTGAAATATGATGCGATTAGTCTAAACTTTATGAAACGTACATCAAGAGCAAAACTGCCTTTATGATTGTGACGCCTTTTGAAGTCTATCAAAATTATTTAAGTCTCAAATCACACTTTACAAATCCCAAATACGACTACTTCAAATACAATAAAAAAGTTAGAGCAACTCTAACTTCCTTTAATCGTCGCAAAGATAAGTATTTCTTCGAACGCACTTCGCGCAAACTATCTGACAAAGAAGTCGTAGATTTTTTAGTATCAAACTTTGTAGCATCAGACAACCCGAGTAATTTATGGATTGGTTCTTTAATAAATGGCGGAGAGCAAGTTTATACAGAATGGATGCGACGACAGCAGAGTTTAAGTTACTTGTTCAAGGAACAAAGCAACGAATTGTTCTCGCAGACAAAATTAGAGGATGCCTTGAATTGCTCCAAAGGACATCCACCAATTCTAAAAAGTTTTTTAAGCGGTAAAATTTGCTTGGAAACTTTGGTAATCTATGATAAAATATTTGGGTTTAGTAAAAAGTTTGATAAGAAATTATTAGACCCAGTGTGGGAAACCGTCAGTTTAAAGATTGTAAAGTATGCCCCCTTTCTAAATACAGACATATTCCAGTATAAAAGAATTTTACGGGAAATCATCGATGAGTAAATTTTTTGATTCTGATATTATTCAGGAAGAACTGAAAGAAATCAATCAGTTACAAGAGAGTATTTACGGAAGTATTCTTTCTTTTGGTATGATGGATCGTGAAACGAAACTGGAACATATTGAAAAACTTGAAATGTTACTTGAAAAACAACGAGTAATGTATACAAGACTATCTCTTTCTGATGACCCACAAGCGGTTATAATGAAAGATAATCTTCGTAAATCAGTTGCTCTGATGGGATTCCCACCAGAGACTGATATGGGAGTGCTGTTTAGTAGTATGACCAAAACCATAGAATCTCTCAAGCAATACATTGACGGTTGAGAGCATTTTTGCTATAATATCCAAGGAATCCAATTCATCCCATTTATCCAACGTATCTAAAATGAGTTTCGCAAATCTTAAAAAACAATCCAAACTTGGTTCTCTCACCGAAAAACTGGTGAAGCAAGTTGAAAAAATGAACAACTCCGAAAGTTCTAGTGACGATCGCTTTTGGAAGTTGAGTGTTGATAAAGGCAATAATGGTTATGCAGTCATTCGTTTTCTTCCTGCTCCTGATGGAGAAGACCTGCCGTTTGTCAAGGTTTATAGTCACGCATTTCAAGGACCTGGTGGTTGGTTGATTGACCAGTGCCTTACTACAGTAAATCAAAAGTGTCCAGTGTGCGAATACAACTCCGGACTCTGGAACAATGGCACTGATGCTGGTAAAGAAGTTGCTCGTAAGCAGAAGCGTAAACTGACTTATGTGAGTAATGTTTATGTTGTCAAAGACCCTGCGAATCCTGAAAACGAAGGTAAGGTCTTCCTCTTTAAGTATGGTAAGAAAATCTTTGATAAGATTATGGAAGCAATGCAACCTGAATATGAGGACGAAACTCCGATTAACGCATTTGACTTCTGGCAAGGTGCAAACTTCAAACTGAAGGCAAAGAGTGTTGCTGGTTATCGTAACTATGATTCCAGTGAGTTTGCGACTCCTGGTGCTCTTCTGGACGATGATGATGCAATGGAAGCAATCTGGAAGAAGCAGTATTCGCTTACTGAATTTGTTGCTGCCGACCAGTTCAAGACTTATGATGAACTGAAGAAGCGTCTTGACTCTGTGCTTGGTGCTAAGACTTCTACTCGTCTTGATGAAGAAGTTGAGGATGAAGACGATACTCGTGGTTCAGTTCGTGACCTTGATGATGGTCTTCGTAGTGAACTCAATAATCTTCAACCCACTCGTCGTGCTGCTGCTCCAGTGGAAGAAGATGAGGATGATGACGCACTTTCATACTTTGCCCGCTTGGCAGAAGACTGATGTGTATGAGGAGGAGAGAATTCTCCTCCCTTAAAATGGAATTGTAACTTTCGTATTTTCTGTTTTAATCAATTTATCACTTACATACTGCGATGATCTATCATAAATCATCGCTTTTCTTGTATCGTTGATAACTTGTTGCAGGTATCTTGGTTTGAGGACATAAATGCCTCTTTTATCATTATTTTTTAGCACTTCATACTCATAATTACTCACACCCACAATTGGATCTGAAATACGAATAACATTTGCTCCAAGTTGAGTTGCATCATTCGTATAAAGATTTCCATCGTAAGTATAATAAATTTTAAAGTCTTCATCAACAACTTGACCAGAAGGAAGAATTAAACGGTCTTCTGGGTCTTTGACTTCTGTGGTCTCATAATGATGGACTGCATTCAAATCATTTCCATAAATTGATTCTGCATAATCATAAACTTGTTTGTCAGAGAGTGGCCATTCGTCTCTGACTCTTATGATTCCTGCGGATACAATTACAACCCAATCATATTGAACACTACCATAAAGTTCTTGTGCAACTAACTCTGGTCTTGATCCATCTGGAATCTGATACTTATCAAAGACAGTGAAGACGTTTTGTAAATCATCACGAAGTTTGACTCTACGAAATAGATTCTTTACAGTCACATATTGTTGAGAAGATTTTGAATCCGGTAAAAATGATTGATATTCTAGATTTGGAAGTTCTCTGAAGTAAGTCATCAGTATCCAACTCCTATGTCTGAATTTTTATAATCTTCTGCATAAATTGGTGATAGTTCTTGAAACTGTAGAGTTAATTGCATATGCACTGGAGTTGCGTCAGGATATGTTGCATATTGTGCAGAACCATTATAATTTACACTCATTTGTGTAAGGGCACAAGGTTTGAAAGTATGTAAAAATGGGTGTTGTTTTCCCCCACTCATGTATTGCAATTTAAAAACATTTGGTGCTTTAACAAAAAGACCATTTCCATTTACATCTGGTGTTCCTTTTCTAGGAGTCATGTTTATTTTAAATCTTCTAATGATCTTTTTAATCATTTGAGATTCATCTACAGATCTAGGAACCATATCAAATGTAAAATTAAACGCAGGACGTATTGTAACTCCATTAAAAAGAAGTTCTACATTTTCATTGAATACTTGTCCAGTTGCTCTTGAAATAATTTGGTTAATATTTCCCTGACCTAATGCCGCTTGTAAACCTGCAGCAGCTGCTCCAGCGGCCGCTGCAGATTGTCCTTCTCCAGTAGATAATGCACCACCAATTTTTTCAAAAAACTTTGATCCGGATTTAAATAATGATCCTACAAGATTTGAACTTAGAACTGCTTCGGCACCAGCTGAAGCTAAATTTGCTGCAATAGGATTCATTGTTCCAGATTGCCAATCTGCACCGTTATTATCTTGAATATTTGCAGGCATTGGTAAAATAATGGTTGTTTGAGAAGTTTTGATACTTTCTCTCAATGCATCTTCACTGGTGTCAAGAGCAAAACTATTTTGTCCTTTTAATCCTAAACCTGGTGGTTTATATTCAAGAACTTGTATTTTAAAGTAATCATCTTGTGGCCCAATATTATTACGAGGATATCTTAATAATTCTGCCATTTATTTTTTTAACTATTTATTGCTAATTTCTTATTATTCTTTTATAAGGAATTGATTTTAAAGTATTATATTCTTGAGGTGTTAATTCATATAAACCACTTACTAATCTATCACCATCTTCAGTATTATATTGTCTTATTTTACCCCAATGATAATTAAAAGCACGGAATCCTTTGGGTAACATATCTCCCGCAATAATTAAAGGGTGGCGATCATAAAGTATTTTAGGGGTAGCAGCATAATAAATGTAAGTATAATATTTACCAGGAACTGGAAAATTTCTTTTTGTATCACTTGCAATTGTCAAAATTTCATCCATTAATTGTTCAGGTGTTTCATTTCCAAATAAAGAATCTTTAAACTTTGAGAATCTATTTGCTGAACGACTTGTTCCTGACAATTTGGGGGATTTTGGATTAGCACTTTTATAGTCATGATCATTTTTGATTAAACTAATCAGTTGAGTTTTGGTTAATCTTTGATATCCACTAATTCTACCTTGTCCAGATGCAGTAGTATAGTATATTTTGTATTCTTCAGCGATTTCAATTAATTCACCTTTAGTGTAATCTTCTAATCTTTTTTCGTATCCTGTGAGTGCCATTACTTGATACCTAATTCATGTTCGGTAATCACCTTGAATTCATATCCACGATCAGCACACCATTCTCGTGCTGCTTCCCACTTTGATTGATTCTTTGCATACTCATAAACCTCAGCAATGTATTTCTTTGTTTGTCTTTGTGGTTTAGTGGGGGGAACTGTTTGTTTTGATGGTTTAATTTCAATCATATATTTTTTAATGCTCCCATCAGATTCTTTGACTTTGATA